CCTGTCCCCGGCAACCTGGGCGGTAAAAGTAAGTGTCTGTATCTCTGACGTGGGCGTTGGGCTCGATGCATCATTAAAGTCAAACTGTGGGATGTTTGTAAACGGTGCTGTCGCTATCGCCCAAGCTGTGTCGGACGTTCGCGTTATAGTGCGCGTCTCGACGTTGGGATGAGTGATTATGATAGTATCCGCTGACTGGATATAGTCAAAGTCTGGGATCTGGGCAATCGTCCAGGGGGTGACAAGGTAGTCATTGCCAGACCCATTAATATTGGTCTGTAGTACACCGTCCTTGTAGACCTGCATCCTCAAATCTGTGAAGACAAGCAGATATGTCTGCTCGACATTAAAAGAAAAGTTCTCAAGTCTGCCGTTGCCCAACGCTTCTCCTACGAACTCTTGGCCCGGACGCTTCTTTACTCCACCTTGGGGGATTGATAGAACGTTGGTGGCGGTTGCAAGCCCGTTATAATAGGCCGCTAAATCGATACGACCGACAAGAAGCGGGTCAAGCTCCCCTCGGTTCATCGAACTTTGCATTTGCCAAAGGCCCATACTTAAAACCCTGACCTGCTGAGACCGCCGAACCTTACATCAACGAACGGGCTGTCAATGATAGGAACCTGTGGTTTCTGCTGAGAATCTATGGTTCTTGCCATGGCTATAGCCTGGAGATACTTCTTCTCGAAAAACTCGGATTTGCTTGTGCTCTCTGTAATGAGTTGGGCGAAGTCCGACGCTAGCCTGTACTCTAATGCCTTTGTGAAGTGTGGGGGCAATTGTGTCTCATCCTGCTCAAATACATACCTTCCCAGCAGTTCATTAGCATTCGAATAGAGCAAGTCCCCAACAATGGTATAGTCCGAGTGCGGGAAGATTGCCCACAATCTAATCATGTCTGACGGCAACTGATAGGCGAATTTGTAGTTAGTCAGATCGTCTGGCTGTGCAGCGAGTTGGTTTAGAAGCTGCTCCTTCAAAGCAAACGACCAGGGGTGAGAAGACAAAACTTGCCTGTAGGTTTCTGGGTAGAGGTTCGCTGCTGCCTGTGCTCCTGCTCCTGGGTCCGAGAATGACGCAATAGGGTCATCTCCGATCAGGATCAGCGCATTGCTTGACATGTCAATATCTGAAGGCATACTTACTCCTAATTATCTACCAGGAGGACAGTGAAGGCCCATGATACGCCAAGGCCATTAGAGCTAACATCCACATTCGGGCAAAAGTCGGTCTTTTCAGGAAACGGTATAGGGATCGGGAAGTTGATATTCTTAGTGCTGCTACCGTGGCTTAATAGATTGAATTCGTCCTGCGTTCTGAATTGTTTGCCAAACGCCCTTGTTTTCCCTTTAAGGTTAGCGGATACCTGCGTTGAGCCAGTGCCTTTAGTTAAGCTCGACTCCAGCCCCATGAAATAGGCTGTTTTCCCTGCTGGGACAGTGTAGATGGTCTGGAGTGTTTGCTCATTCCCGGTGGACACAAACGCCCTTACATCTGTTGCGACGTCTGGGACACCGGCAGTGATTGCCCCATCTACGTAGATGTATACGTCCCCGGCCAGGGGCGACCCGTCGGAGTTAAAGGCCCTGTTGACGCGCCACAGCGGGGTATCAAGTGTCACCTTCGTTTGGCCGGTTAGGTTTTTGGTCTGGGTTACAAGTGTCCCATCGTCCGCAAGTCCCTCTATTGTCATTGGCACCGTATCCCCAGCGTTGCTGCCTGACATTGTATCTATATCAGCTACGCCGTCAGCGCTAAACGTGTACAGCTCTGCGCCTGATGTGGTTCCGTACTCCCATACGTCAGCAGGCGTCGCAGCTTGGATAGAATCAATTGATCCAAACTTCCTATCGAATGACATCCCGGCAATGTTCCCGGCAGCTACGTCCAATATAAAGGCATCAGATAGACGCATGTTTTGGATAGCCATTACATCGCCTCCGTTATCCAAAGGTTAACACCCACAGAGCCAGCCGTAACACTCTTTACGCATCGGAACTTACCAGGTCCGAGAAGGGTTATCGCTGTGTGCCCCAAGGTTATTACTTGTGAAACTAAGTTAAGGGATGTGTCTTGCCAGTCCGTCCCGTTATGGGTTTGCTGAATGGTTACTGTTTCACCAGATGCAAGAGCGCTAGCCATGACAGTTGCCGTTCCGACTACGGTAAACCCGCCGCTGGTGACTGCGCCAGTCGTGGCCGCTATAAGTTCTTCGTTCCTAACGCTCATGGTGACACCTCGTTTTGTTTTCTTTCGTGTTCAAGCCTTCTCTGTACGCTTGCTCGTGGCATTCCTCATGCCACCTTGTCGAGTCATCGCTATAACAAATCTTTCCTGGCGTCCAGTACCCGTGAGGGAAGTCTTTGTGGCACTGGCCTAGAATCTTCTTGGTGTACTCAACATCCGTGAAGATACCTATCTGTGCCGTGCATCCAGACAGCGCAACGCATAAAAGCAAGGGGGCCAGCAACGGCCCCCTTTTCATCATGCGAGGGTGAGGGTTGACGAAAGTGTAGTAACAACGTTGGCTGCGGAAATCGCATCAACGAAGACAAGAGTGAAGGTTTCAGTCCCGCCGTTAGCGTCAACCGACCAGATCAAGTCACCTACCTGAAGAACGTCAGCCACGCTATTGAAGTAACCAGAAGCAACCACGGTAGCTTTAGCGTCGGCGGTGGTGTAGGTCCAATGGCGGGGGGCGTTGCTGTTGGCCATGGAAGACATCGGTAAAAGAGTGCTTGCTGAGAATGCCATTGTTTAATCTCCTTATGCGGTTTCGTCATACTGAAGTTTAACGATGCCTTGAGGCTCGCGAGCAATAGCGCCAGCCTTAAACATGCCGTTGGCTAACCACGAAGTCTTCTGAGCGATCCAATCGATTGTGGTCTTCATGTCGATGCCAACCGCCAGGCCGAGCGCTGGCTTGTGCCATGCGTATGCGATCTCATCACCGGTAACACCTGGGAGCCCGCCTTCTGCGCGGGTACCTATAACGTGGAATTTAAAGCCCACGTAGGTGTCGAGCTCACCACGCACCAGAGCTTTAACGGTGTTGAAGTCGGTGCTCGTTACTTCGGAGTCTTCTAGCAACTTCTGAAGGGCGTTCGCTTTGAGTGCAATATGCCGCTCGTCGTTCTCGGCTTCGATATCATTCAGGTGCTCGGATGCACTCAGAATCAAGTCAAGGCTGAAGTTGGAAGCAGCCGAAACATCAAACACGCGCCCGGTGTCCGGGTTTTGGTCGTTGGTGGCTGCGAAGGTCACGGCGGTCATTGCGTCAATGATAAGCTGATCTTCCCGCCTTGCCAGCGCTTTGGCGATGGTCTGAGCAAGCTCTTGCGACTCATCGAAGTTTACCTCGGCCTGGTCGAAGATATCCGTGTACTCCGCGGCGTTCCAGTTCTCCAGGGTGGCAGACTGGCGTGCATGTGAGATATCCATAGGGGTGACGTCTGCCTGAGTGGCCTTCTGGTTGGCGAGCCCTTTGCCCATTCGGGTAAACTTGTAGGCTTCACCGACAACGCCCATACGGGTTGTTACGGTGCTGCGCAGCTTTCCCGCGCCTTGGTACTCATGCTTTACCTCGTTGTCAAACTCTGTTACGGCAGCATTGGTTAAATTCTTAGACATGGTGTGTCTCCTTTGTGGGTTCGATTCGGTTTAGCTTGATCGAGTGTCCGAAAGTCGGGGCGATCTTGCTACGTGTTAAGTAACAACCCATAACTCCCGGCCTCCCACAAAGGAGGGTGTCGGAAAGGTTTGTATTATATTAACTCATTCTGAGCACTCAGTCAACCGCCCACTATTTCGATGTGATCCTCTGAGCCCCAAGCCTGCGCTTTCTTCTTTTCGTACTCCGCCCTGAAAGCAGCGTCAGTATTAATTCGACGGTTTCCGTATTTGTCTTCCTCAAACTGCATAGCCATGACTTCTGCCGACGAAACAGGGGAAGGCACTTGCACGTTATCCGGCGACATAGGAGCACTCCGTGTCATGGAAATAAGGCGCTCTATGGTCTTTACAGACTCAGATGTTTGCACCATATCCGCCAGCCCGCCAAACAAGTTCTCATCTAGGTTGGCTTGCCCCCACTTCACAATGTTATCAACTCTCGACTGTGCGTTATCGCCCAAGGCTTTAAGCTCGTCTGCCCTGAATGACTCCTGCGCCTCCTGGTTTGCGAGTTCATACATCCCGACAAGGTTCATCATCTTACTGAAACCTTCTTGGTTCATATTGGAGTCTTTGGCGAATTCAAGGGCCGATGCTACCAGGGGGTGTTCTGCTGAGATATCAACACCCTTCTCCTTCAGCTCATCGCTCACAGCAACGGTAAACTCATCGGGTGCCCCAGTGAAGGAACCAAACTTACCCTCAAGGTCTTTGTACGCTTCCGCCTGGGCGGATACTGTCTTATACTTGTCACCCTTAAACCATTCCGGGACATCTCCCTCACCGGCCACGCCCTCTGCAAACATCCAACCGTCTGCGGTTGCTTCGGTTGTGGTTTGCGTCCCTTCTACCGCTGCTGCTACTGCTGCTGAATCATCAACCTGGGCGGCACTCTCTGTGCCGGTGTCCACTGCTGCTTCTTCACTCATTTCTGTCCTGCCTCCACTTGTTTGATTTGTCGTAAGATAATACGCACGAAACGGTTATAACCATCAATCGATCCCATTTCAGCCATTGATACTCCTGGGCTAACAAGGTCTATCATTTCCATGCTGTCACGCCACATCTGCAAAAGCTTCGCTCCGTCTTCATTCTGAGTGAATACTCTGTGGACTAAATAAGCTTGCTGGTTACTGAGTGTTTTCTGTCGTTGTTGATACTTTTTAGATGCATCTTCATCTATCGGGTTTAGGTTATCATCCCACTGGCCCGCCTGGTTGTCCGCCACTTTCGCCTCCTTGCTTTATAGTTGCTTGTGCTGCCTGCCTGATAGTGTCTTCTATTTGCTTGCGCTCTGCGTCGGATCTCACCAGTTCAGCCGGGATGCCCAACTTCTTCTGTGTCCATCGTGGGATTTCCTCAACCTTAATTGTGGCTGCTACGATCTCCTGTGGCAACTGTGCGTTGAAGCCGAACCACACTTGGAAGTTTTGGAAGTCGTTCAGGTCTTCGGCCTGCGCTAGTGGCGATGTTTGCTTAATGGTGACTTGCTTGCCGTCTACGGTGATAGGAGCAATCAGGCCACGGCTTTGAAGGATATCTATACCAGCAGCGGCTAAGGGCTCGATTAGTTCGGACTTCAAGCGCCCGAGCGAAGCCCCGCGTGTCTCAAGCATCTCCTGCTTGCGTAGTAATTGCTCACCCAGTGTTCTAGTGGGGTCTTGGAAGTCTCCGAACGGGTCCGCGAATAATGCCTTCTTGATATCGTTCTGAATGTCTTCCAGGACGAGGTTGCCGAGCCCCAGATCACCGGATCTAGCCAATGGTGTCAGCGAAGGGTTGGTCGAAGCGTTGCTTGCTACCGGGATAATAGACCCTGGAGCGATACGGACAGTGTGAGGGTTGAATACCCCGTCATCGACCCCAGTATAAACGCCAGCCATCTGCAAGGCTGCATTCTCCAGGGTAAACTGAACTATCTTGTTTGCCGACCGTATACCCGGAAGCATCTGAAGGATTGGACCGCGCCCGAACGTCTCGCCGGGTACCACATGCCAACGAAAGACAATCAGACGCTTGGTGTTGAATGATTGGGTGAACATTACCGACTTGCTAGGTTCATAAATAACGATCTGGTGGTATTTCTTATCTTCCTGGTTGAATAGGTGGCCGTTAAGTATTTTGACTTTCTGCTCTGGGCTGTTCTTTGCAAGGCTTTCTAGGTCGCCAGGGAGTTCTGCTTCTGGCCACACTATCTTGATGCTACGGGCTTCTATCTCTTGCTGTCTCCATACATTCTTAATCGCTCCACGCGCAGGCTTCTCCGGGAAGCACTCCGAGAGTGGAACGTTGCAAAACTCGAATACCTCACCATCCTCAAACCCACCCTCTTCAATCTGGATTGCTCCGGTGCCAATCCCCAAGTCAGAAAGGCTAGGGGATATTTCTGTGCTGAAGTTAGAATGGTTAAGGTTGGAAAAAAACGTATCTGTTACGTCTTCAAGGCCCTTATTGGTACGGTCCTGCTCATCCTCTGGGATTTCATCACCCGCCACAAACTGGACAAACTCTTGCCATGGGGGAAGCACGGCACCCTGTATTCTTGACTGAAAAGACTCCAGCCCGAGCACGGCCGTGAAGTCATAGATATGCCGGTTTTTCCGCTGCCCCGGCGAATGCTGGGTAAATGTCTGCCGTTGGGGGTTGGCAAAATCGAACGCCTCTTGGTGTAGAGACCTCCACAGTTCCCAATTCTCGCGAGCCGCCTTGAACCGCCTAAGCAGATCTGCAACGCTGCCTAAACCATTAGGTATGGAAGCCATTATGCTGTCCCGCCAAGATTGCGAGAGCGTGTGCCGGTGGGTGACGTAGAGATTAGAAGTGACCGACCAGACCGACCTGTGCTAGCAGCAAACTTTCTTGAAGCTACATCGCCAGCGGCGATTGCAAGCCTTGCTCTTTCCTTTTGCTCTTGCTTGGCTATCTTCTCCTGGGTTTCTGCTTCTGCCTTAGCTGCTGCGGCTAGTGCTGGGCCTGGGTCTTTGGGGACCAAACCAAGAGGGTCGGCAGCTCTGAGGCCGATATCACTACCAGTAGCCCGCTTAATAATAGTGCCGCCAGGGTCTATGAGACCTTGGATGTTTTTGCCAGAATCGCTTGGGTCGAGAATGCCCTTAAGCCCCTTGTCGCCCATAACCTAACCTCTCAATCTCTTGTATAGTTGGT